TGCTTCATTAGCTAAGCCTAGTGCTGGGTAGATAATAGCATTACCTGCTCCATAAATTGCTGTTTCTACAGCTTTGTCTTGGTACTCTTTGAATGTCATTCTATTTTGTTTTTATTTATAAAATCTGTACTGAAACATTGAATAAGGGTTTCTTTCAACTCTTTATCTTTATCGTATTTTTTTATAGGATAACAATACCATGTATCAGAAAACATTTCATGTGGTTTAATTACAAACCATTCATGATCTGTTCCTGAATGGGCTATAAAGTTTATTCCTATCATTAAAAAATATACCTAATGTTTAAAGGATCGAAATATTCCATGTAAAGTTCAGTGAATTGCTGGACCATTTTGGACTTGAGCTTATGCATGTAACGTATGTTATCTGGTGCATACTGAGAGTCTTTACATTCTTGGATGTCAGGTCTCCATAAAAGTTCGTTGATATGGTCTGGGTTTCTGTCATACTGAATTCGATTGTAAGTTAAGAAAATACATTCACATTTTACATTTATTCCCTTAGATTTTATTTCTTCAAAAAGTTTTCTGTATTCATCTAACCATCCTCCTACATATACTATAGGAGAGAAGTTGATGTGTACTTCCATCTTCTCTTGAAGCTTGGGTATACAATCTATTCTATCTGATATCTTATCTGTACCAGGTTCTAAGATGTCTGAAAAGACTTGAGGCATAAGACTCACTCTTATTCTGTGCTTACCTGGAGCTAAGTCATACTCATCTATAGGAAACCTAGTAGGATACTTAGTGGCAAATGTACTTTTGGCTTTAGGATGTTTATTAAAATAGTCAAATACATTATCCCAATCATAGTGTTTGCTCATGAGAGCAACATCTGTACTACATCCTATATCTATAGTATATAAAGTAGGATCTGTTTGATTAGGAATCTTGGGCCATGGTTTATTTATAGCCCATCTATCTATAGAGATTAGTATATCATCTATATTCTCATTTATATATACCTTGTCATGGTTGTATCTTCCTACGTAACAGTAGGACTTCATACAACCTCCTAAACACCCATAGATAAAATTGGGAGAAATTGCATCAGCACTTCTCCCATTATCTCTAGTGTGTAGAGTTTTGGTTTTTTGTTTTATTATCTTCATAGAAGCTTTGCATGTTTTAATATTTCCTCAACTGTTTGTTTAAGTGAGAATATATCGTCTATGTTCTGAATTTTATAGTCAAAGTTCCAATGATCTAATCCTGTTTCGCTAGGGTGATTATTTATAGGTTTGACACCAGGTCTGTCTACACGAATTATTATTCCTCCTTTTTCCTTAATAGCCATAGCTTCATTAGGAAATCTAGTATCAGTAATAATCCAATTAGAATCTTTATCGTAGTCAGCCATAAGAGCATTTACCCATACGTTAGTATGTAGTCCATTTCTCATAGCATCAGTACCAAGTTTCTGTAGAAAATCTCTAACAGTCATAGGTTGCCAACCCTCGTCACATGTAGTCCACCACTCACGTCCTAGATTAGTCTTTTTAAACTCTTGGTCCTCAAAGTCTTCTATATCTAAACCAGTGAGATGACTAGCTATGTCTTTAAGTTTACCTGCAAACTTTCTAATTTCCCAGTCAGATTGCTCATCTAACCACCACTCATGTTCTTGATAATTTCTACATACTTTTTCTATGGAATTATTTCCTACGTCAGAACAATTTAAATATTGTATAATTGTTCCTATGGTGTCTTTACCACTTCCAGAATATCCATTAACGCCTACGATCATAAGGATGTTTTTGTGTTATTGATAAAATTACTAACCATATATGATATAACCAACCTTTAATTGTATTTTTTCTTTCGTACATAATAAAAATAAAGGGGTGCAGCATTACACCACACCCCTGTTTAGATTAGAGAAAATTAACACCTAAAGTATCTAAATCAAAGTCTGCTCCAGAACTTACTGGTTCCATTTTAGTAGGTTCAATAACTTGAGGAGTTTGAAGTTGACCAAAAGCGTCTACAAAATACTGATGAAGTTTTTGATGATCTCCAATATAGTGACCAGGATGAGATTCCTTCAAAGCAAATGTGATATGGTTGTACATAGTCCATGCTGAGTTAACATCAGCATTATAGTTATGAGTTGGCTTGTCCATCTCACGTTTAACTATACCCACTTGGGTAAGGGTGAGGATTTCATCATTGGCAAATAGTTCACCAAGGATTTTACCTTTAAGTCTAGGTGTAAGGATAACGTCTTTAAGCATCTCTTTGTCTGCAACTAAATTATTAAAGAACACTCTAGCATTAGATATCTGTTCATTAATACTATTAATTACATCTTGCATGGTGCTATTACCCATATGCTTTCTGTTGTAGCTAGCGATGTCACCACTCACTACACCATTCATACAAATAAAAACATGTGCACCAATAGCACACTTAAACTTCATTTGCTTATTATATGAATTAGACCAAGCAAACATAAGTCCCATATCTCCATCTGGGCTATTTTTAAGATGGTACACGCCCTGTGCAATTTGTCCATCCATAGAGGTTTTGTATAACTCTCTTTCAATTTCAAAGCCTGCAGCAATTAATTGCTTTCTAGCTTCATCGATAATTGTTCCATGTGGAACAACTGCATACTTACCCCCATGATTTGGCAAGGGGATTGCTCTCAGACTGTCTTCAGTCATGAATGTTGTTTTTATTGGCATTGTTGTTGGTTTTAAAAAAGTGTAAGTTGCTGATAAGATTTAGGTCTTACCTTTTCAATTTGAGTTATTTCTTTATAAACACTCTCAATATAATACTGTAAATTGATATTGTAATCGTCAAAATTATCCAACTTTGTAGATAATTGATTTACAGTGGTCTGCATCCATTGACCTGCTTCTACTTGAATCTCTCTGCCATCATTGTGACATTTTACAAGCTTAGAGCCATCAACAGAAATATAATATCTGATTATTTTTTGAAGTCTTTTAGATATAGGAATACCTTCTTGAATACTTCTTTCTTCAAAGTGCCAGCCAGATTTAGCTTTAACAGCACCACAATAATCATATATGTTTTGGTTTGCTGCTAAAAACTCTTCTGGGAGTATTCCATTAACAAAGTAAGCGTATAATGCTTTTGGTATAATAAGAAAGCTTTTATTCTTATGAAACATGGCGACCTTTTTCTTTTCAAGATCTTCCCATTCAAATCTACCTTTGCATTTTACTTTACCATTTTTATATATTGCGATATAATTGTTTACATCGCCTATGACCATCTTACTATACTGGTCATGCTCTAGGGCTAGCTGTGTAAGCTTCTCCCACTCAGCACAAACTTGCATATACAAATCCACCTTGTCATTAGGTATTATCATCTCTAAACCATCTGTGTTTAGCATAAGAGGTTGACACTCTGGAATAGCAGCACTTAACATTTCTGCAAGTTTTGATAATAGTAGCTGACCATTTACAGTGATTTGCATAGTCATCTTTGGATCATACAGGAAACTATTTTCGTCACCTGTCAAGCCATAAGTGGAGTTCAAGATAATCTTGTACACATAGTTCTTTGGGTCTGTCTTAGGAATCTTCTTCCTCTCTTCAAAGAACCACTCGTACAGTTCATTAAATTCTTTAGCAGGAATGTGAGCAGGATGAAAACCATTCTTAATAGCTAGATTAGGATAGAAACTAGTAACATCTGATGTCATAATAGTCCATCCTGGTTTAGCTTCATATACACCAGACTCTATTGCACCATGGATGCCACCTAAGCCATAGTCAGTCTTCACTCCCTTAAAGTTCATACTATACTTAAATCCATCTTTAGTAGATGTAATTACTTTAGTACGAAAGTAATCTAGCACTTTATTGAACTCAGGAGTTTGGAATTCTACATATGGAAGGATACAATCTGTAATAACAATCGATTGTCTGGGTGTGCGTAGGGTTTTAATCTCAGCTTTATTCCAGCCTAGTTTCTTACTCAAGAAATGTAGAAACAATTCCTTAGATATTCTAGGCTCAGAAGCACTATACAAATCAATATTATACTCCTTGGTTAGAGTTTGTCTTAATTGTATTTGTTCTTTTGAATGTTCTAGAATTTTTTTAGTGGATCTCACATCATTGATACAATAGTCAATCACTTCATTTAAAGTGTTGTCATCTGTAACAGCTTCAAAGTGAGGATGAGGCATCTCTTCTACATTATCCCAGTCCATGGAATACTGTATCCACTTAAGACTTGACATTTTTGCTTTATTGTCCCAGTGGTTAAGCTTGAACAAATCAATCTGTCTGATCTTAAGTTTATTAGGAGAATAAGTAGCAAAGCCACCACTCTCTGTTTTTTTAATAGTCTCTTGCGCAAATTTATATATAGTCTCTGCGATGGATTTACCATCGAGATTTTTTAGTTTATGCTGTACGTCTAATATATATTGAGTGATTTGGGCATCGAAAGCTAATCCATTATAGGATATGTGCCATTCATTTTGTGTCACACATTTTTGAAGAAATGTGACAAACTCTGGAAAGTCGTTTCGCTGTTCGCAAACAACAAACACACGTCTTTCATCTTCTTTGTAGTGTTCAAACACTGCTATGAAACAATTACAGATGGTTTCATAGTCCATTACCCAATGTCTTGATTTGCTCATGTCTTTTGCATTCAGTTAAGCTGTTTCCCCTTATAGATAAAAAAAGGAAGTGTGTAAACACCTCCTTTTCTTTAGCATTAATAACAATTAAACTGCAGTGATGATGTTATTCATAGGTCCCTCTTTAGGTATCTCAAGATTAATATATTGAGAGTAATCAAATGAGTCAGAATTCGCTGCAAAATGTTTTACAAAAGTATGAATTTCTTCTACGTCTGTAATATAATATTCGTAAAAAGTTGCTAGTGTCTTACGCTCTTCAGCATAGTCTTTACCATCTTCTTTTTTTCCAATCTTTAAACGCATAATATCACCAACATCATTCAGCTTGGGAAGCATGTGAAAAGATTCTTTTTTCTCTTTTCCAATGACTGCTAATGTTTTAGTTTGAACATCAAATATGACCTCGTTAAAAGGACAATCAGTAGTTATTGGAATCATTTTGAAAGTCTTAGCTGGTCCCCAGCTAGACGTAATTAGTAACATGTTACTCATACTTTATTGGTTTTTTGTAAAGTAAATTAATTAATTTTTGTAAAGTTAGATTTATTTTTTTAAAACAGCGAGCGATTCTTCAGAAATTTCTAAAGTTTCTTTGTCTAAATCGCATGGGTTGCATAGCTCACCAATTTTTTCTAAGGTTTCAACATTTATGTCTAATAGTTTAGAATATGTCTCATAATACTCTTGAGGATTTAAATAACTATCCATATACTCGTATTCTGACGTATTTGGTCCATAGTGTTGCTTGATAGCTTTTTTCAATACTGTTGAGAGTTTTGAATACTTACCCATGACAAAATTAAACCAGTCTTTTGAATATATTTCATAATCAAATACATACGCATTAAGATCTCCCATATCTATTTTTTCAATAAACAAAGGATTTTTAATCAACATATCCACTTCGAAATCATTAAACTCTTCAGAATCATACTTATCAAAAGTACATATAAATCTAACATCTTCAGGATTTATCATACCCTTTATTGATATGTAAGTTCCTACAGGTTTAAATTGACTATTCTTTCTTATACCCAATGCAGGATATAAGAAAGACTTAGATTTTTGAAAGTACTTCTTATATATACTTTTAATCATGATTTTTGATTTAAAGAATGACCTTTCTTAACGCAAAATCATAAGGCAGGTCATAGTTTTTATTTATATAATGCCATTCAGCTTTTTCTAATCCTGTCATAAGAGCTGATAACCAGTTGTTTAAAGTGTTTTCACTTACAGGAAAAGCATACACTTGATAAGACCTATCTATTACTACAAAATGAAACTTTAGTTCGTAGCCCCTATCAATTAAATTTATGAATTTTATTCCAATTAAACTGCAATACATAGCAGCTTGTAAAGAATAATTATAGAATTCAATTGAGCTAGGAAAATCTTTTAGATCTTTGCTTGTGGTTTTGATGTCATTTATATAAATAATCTTTTTATCATGATCTATAACTAAGTTATCAATGATGCCTTTTACACCAAATGGTTTGTTGTTCATTTGTGCATTTACAAACAATTCATTAAAAACTTCTTTGTTACTAAAATCTGTAATGTTACATCCTATAAGATCACATATTTCAGGGTTCATTTTGATAAGGTCAACACCAGTTTTACAAAAATCATAAGTTTCTTGGTCTATAAGTGTCTTATTACCTTTAGCTTTAAGAAACTCCCAGTAGTTCATAGCTTCTGCTGTATACATTTTGTCTATACGCTGCTGATCAGTCTTCAAGCTTTGATGTAAATTAATATCCTTTAGAACATCTAATACAGCATCACTAAAGTCTGTGAATTCTGTTCTAGCATCACCATTAGCTTGTAGTTCTACAGCATGGGCATACACTCTATCTACAACACTTCTAGTACTATCTGTTGGTAATTTAGCAGGGCTAACTATAAACTGGTCATTAAACTTCTCAGGTTCTAGTAAAAGACAATGTATAATCTTACCATTTACTAAATAAGACTCTGTCTTTTCTTCTCTATTACCAAGTACATATATTTGGTAAAAAGCTTGTGGATTCCATAGTAGTTTATTAAGACTACTATAGGAGAATTCAAAAGGCTTTTTGTAAAAGTCTTTCTCCATTGTTTTTATAGATTCTTGCATCAAGTCTTCTAGTTCCATACTCCTAATAATTTTAATAATGTTCTAATTCTGTTTGCTGTTTCCTTGTCTTTTGTAATAGCTTCCTCATATTCAAGGAATTCTATTACACCTTTTAATGTAATTTCAGGTTCAAGGTCTTTTACTTCTTTTGCCATCTTTGTCTAATTTGCTTTCCTAAATCCATATCATTAGGAAACTGGGTGATTAAATTTGTGATTGCAGTTTCTGTTCTAATTTCTTTATCTTCTAATGCATCTGCTATACGTTCCAGTTGCTTAGCAATATCTGGTAATGTACCTTCTATAAGTTTTCTACCCATTAGGGTTTCATGTAGTTCAGGCATCTCTTAAATGTTTAAATTGTTTCCAGTCTTCTGCTGGTAAATAAGCTATTAAATTTTCTATAGGTATAGATCTAATTAGTTCTTCTATAGCTTCATATTCATGACAATCAATATCTACTTTTATTTGTTCCAACACTGTTTCTATAAGGTCCTCTTTACTTTTTGGACTTTTCATCTTGTGTCTTTTTATCGTGACATGTTGTACACAACACTTGTAAATTATCTTCTTCGCAGAAGAGTCTTTCTACAAATCCTGGAAGATCATTTGCACATCTTAGTGTACCAGCAGGTATTCTATGATCTACATTAATCTTCTTATCAGGAAACCAGTTAAGACATTCTGCACACTGATACTCAAACTTTTGTCTTTTTAATGGGCCCTTATAAACTCTTTTAGCTTTTGCTTTAGCTTGAGCTATAGGTTTCCACCATCTGGACTTTTGTCTGAGTGCTGATCTAATAAAGCTCCAGAAAGCAGCTTCTGTCATAGTGCCTGCATTTCTTGTCTTAGGTGTAGCATTTTTTCTAGGTGCTGCTTTCTTCTTAGCCATTCTGTATTTTTTTATCTAAGATAGGAACTAATCTGTTTCTAACTTCTTTAGCTCCATAATCTTTTATACTATCTGATACATCCTTACTCATAGGAAGTATAGTAGTTTCTATAAATGAATACTTCTCTTTATACTTTTTCATAGCTTCTATGCCTGCATCATCGTTGTCAAACAAAACAATTATCTTTTTGTACTTGTTTTCCAACTCTTCCATGATTTCTTGTTTAATCATGGTGTTCTCACTATCAGGGGCTATAATATCTATACTGAGTTTAAGCGATTTGATAGACATTATATCTTTGAGACTGGATGTGATAATAAGATGTTTTTCACCTGTGCATTGGTGCATACCTTGTATGTAGCTAGACACTTTAATAAACTTCTTATCTAGTGTCTTGGGTTGGTATATCTTATAGAGAGTACCATCTGCTTTGAAATAACCATATAGATAGAGTCCTTTGATACAAAGTTCTTTATCATCCTTGGTCATGCAATAACTTTCTAGGGGCTTCACATTGTGTGCCTCAAGTAGTTTAGATCCAATATTAAACTGTGTCCAGAAATATTGATCTTGGGTACTCCATTGTCTCACTTTAAAGCTTGTCACCTTGTATTTAGAAGCTCTTTGAAAATCTTCAAAATCATATCCTCCATTGTTATGAAGAACAAAATCGTTGTAGTTTTCTACGATGAGCTGACAAGCTTTGTGAAATGGAAGTTGGCATAGCTCTTTTACTAAATCGATAGCACTACCTCCTTTACCAGTAGAGAAATCTTTAAACTTATATTGTTTGTTTCCATCTACGTAAATACACATACTAGGTGTACGCTCATTAGGATTAAACATAGATTTAATCTTCACATCCTGACCTGTAAGTTTTTCTTTAAGTTTACAAAAATGTTCAAATATCCAAGTGAGAGGGACATCTTTTACATCATGTACAAGATTTTTAGTTTTAAACATAACAGCAAATTTAAAATAAAAAGGGGAGTGTAGAAACACCCCCCTATTTGAAATAAAAAATACAAGTACTAACTTATTTTATTACATATTGAAATCATCGTTTGCAGGTTCAAATCCTTGTACTGATTTTGTTTGCAATGCTTTGTAATGGTATTGATTGTTTTTATCAAATACATCAAGCTTGTCTTCATTTGCAGAACAAAACTTGTACTTAGGGAACGAAAGCTTTACAATAGTTTTACCATTGTATTCTTCTTCTGTACCTTTCAAGAAAAAGTACATATCGTTTCCAACGATAAGATCAAGAGCATGTTTTACCCAATCTTCAATAGAATTGATTTCATGTTGAGATGATATGTTATCTAAACTACTTCTGATTCCTAATTCTTTACCAATTACAAACAGTTTATTAAGAATTTCATTCTTGTTTACGTCATTCAAATTGAACTGATCAGTCCAAATGGTTGCCATCACTCTTGCAGATTGACCTTTAAACTTTGGTCCTTCTGGATTATCTTTATCAATAGGCCATCCTTCAAATCCTGCCACTGCAGGTCCTTCAAGAGTCAGCTCTAAGGCTTTCTTATCGCCTTTGTTAGAGGTTCTGATTTGACCACTTACTACGTGTGCTTTAACCACGCCTGGTTGGAGAGATTTTGAAGCTCCTCCTGCTTTTACTTCTTGTCCTTTTGTGTTGAACATGTTTTAAAGTTTATAATTGTTAATAATAATTAGTTCTCAAAGTCAATAATAGACTTGCGAACCAATGCTAAATCATTAGGAATTTCAAAAGTATCAAACATTCCCTTGGGAGACTTACATGTATTTTCGCCATTGTTAGCTGTCTCAAATACATATCTAATTTCACCTTCTTTGTTCTTCTTCACCTTACCAAAGAGTACGATAGAAAATAAACCTTCTAGTGTAAGCTTCTCGTCAACCATTTTACCAATGGTCTTAGCTTTGAACTTACGTTTACCTTCTACATCTGTACCTTCTTCTGCATGAGTGAGAAAGAATACAAACAAGTCTTCTCTAAGTGCGATGGGCATTCTTGCAATACGTGCAAGATGTCCACCTATTTGAGTAAATTTCTCGTAGCCTTTCTCGTCTGCACGATCAAAGTACTCAAAAGAACTCATGTATTGAAAATCGTCAATGATGATGTTTTTAATCTCAGGACGCTTTTCGTTTACATACTTAATGCAAGCTTCGATGTTTTGAGCACCTGCCTTGTCATACATATTACCATTAGGGTTGTCTTTACTCCACAATAGATACTTCTTTCTCCATCCTTTGAAAGGAAGAGGTTTGTTAGCAACATTAATGATAAATGTTTCTTGTGGATTCAATGTTTCAATACTGGTTGATTTTCCAGAACCAGATTCTGCGATAACTAAGATGCCTTGTCCCATATGTTTATTTGATTTTTACTAGTTCATTTAACCAACTCTTTGTGCTTACAGGTTTACCTGTATGTATTGCTAAATAATCTCTGATGGTCATTTCGCTATAAGGTGCGTCATCGACTTTCAATTGATTACTTTCTGCAAATGGTAAAGGTGGTTTCATGGTTGTACGCAATACAGGTTCATCTTTCAAAACCCTATCGCTACTTGTAGCTGCTGAGCTTTTACTTATTGCAGCTGAATGTCTATTTACAATTCTAAGTTGTTCAACAGGAACTAGGAATTTACCATACTCATCCATTTCAAATTCATCTGCATAGAATTCTGTAGGAGATAGTCTATACACTGTTCTTGCTGGATCATCTGGTTCAATATCACTATTGATCAACTCAAAGTAAAAACCTTTAGGCTTTTTAAACTCGTTTTCAAAAATACCTACCACTATAACACCATTTCTTGTAAAAGCTTTCTTCATATTGAAATCGCTCTTAGAAATAGCAAGATCTTTTATCAAGTCCTCATTATAGTCGTGCATTTCTTTTAACTTCTTCTGTCTATATAGTTTTTTCTCATCATCATCCATTCCATCTAAAATACTCATGGTTTAAATTTTTAAAGTTCATCCCCAATATCTGCTTGGGGTTTTTGTTTCTTGTGTCTAAACTGAAAAGTGTTATCAGGAACAATGTTAAATCCAGGAGATGGACATTCAAGCATTGTTTGCTTTTCAAACAAACCTTTCATAAAGAACATTTTGACATTGTTAGAGCCATTTCTAACTTTAAGCATATGGATAAAAACTAAGTCTTCTGTAACTGCATAGTTTTTAGGACCATATGATGTAATGTCTAAGGTGTAAGGTCTAGACATTGCCATTACAATATCTGAGCCTTGCATAAGAGCGTCACCACCAAATATATCTGAACTAGTTGGATAGTTTTGAACACTACCTGGAGTTCTTCTTATTGCTTCTTCTACATTTCTGTTAAGCTGGGTAATCATAATGATGATTATAGGCAACTCATTTTTTAATTGAACCAGTGTATCAACAGTATTGTATAAAGTTTGTAGTTTTTCACGCTCTGTGCTGTCTTTTTTAATAAGCCAACTGTGGTCAATAGTAACAATCATTGGCTTGCCACCAAGTTTATTATACCAATAGTGTACAGCTTTTTCTAGTTCCTTTGCTGTAATCGATTGATTAATTTGACCACGATATATACCTTGTTCGTGTAAATACTTACAGTCTTCGCCATATTGCTGAATTATTTGAAACTCATAATCATTCAGCTGTTGTTTAGTAGACAACACTTTGTTATAATCCAAACCAGTTTGGGCAACAAACTCTCTTGTTGCATATTGTTCATTACCCATTTCTAGTTGGAATTCTAAAATATTGAATTCTTGATCAGGATTTAAACTTTTAGATTCTCTTAGCAAGTTTGCTACTAACATTGTTTTACCAGACCCTGGTCTAGCACCAATTGTTATAAGAGATCCCCATTCAAAACCATTACTTGTTGCATCGTTTATAGATTGCCATGGGGTACGAAAAGATCTAATTCTACCATGTCTTCTGTCGTCTACATTTTTTATACCTACTTGCATTACTTCCCAATGATATTTAAATCCAAAGGGTCTATCTTGAGGAATATTGCTCATTATTTAGTTTAAATTTGGTAAGTGTAAATTTAAAGAATTTCATTGATAAAACCAATAGTAATTCAATAAAAAAATATTTAAAAAAGGACACCTCAATAATGAATGTTGTCACTATAAACCAGTTCATTATTGTAAAGGCAGCTCCTAGTAAAAGTCTATGAGATAGTTTTTCAAATGTTGTCATTTTCTTTGTTTTTTTCGTCTTCAATCATATCTATTACCAACTGACAATAGTCAGCTAATTTAGATACACTTTCTTTGCTCATTGTGTCTTTCTTAATAAAATTGGAGCTGTTTGCCATAAACTCATTGTTACGTTGGGCACACTCATATCTATAATAGTTTGCTGCTTCTAGTACATCATCCCATGTATATTCAGGGTGATTCTTAAAAAACCAAACAAACTTTTGCTTAAGCTCTCTTACTGATTGCCTACCTGGACCAGTTCCAAGACGCTTAGGAAAGTACTCTTTATACTTATTAATCATCTCCTCGCAATCTTCCCCTAATACAGCAGTTGTGACTATCTTCTTTGCTTTGACTAAAAAAGTCTCAAATTCTTGAAGAATCGTGAGACCTTTGTAAGTTAAAACGCCTTTGTCTGTTATTAATCCTTTTAATTCACATATGGACTTTTCTGCGTTTTGGTTTATCAAATCATTAGATGGCTGGATTTTCTCCCTGCAACAATCCAAGAAATAGATTTGATTGGGGCTTATCTTGTGTTTGATTAATGTAGTCCATAGTTGATGACTCATGTTCTTTTTTTATGTCGTTAATAATGTCATGATAGCGTTTCTTAAAAATCTCCTCTGTTTCATACAGATTTTTGAATGTAGTTAAGCCATGCAACACAGTTGTGTGGTCTCTACCCCCCAAATATTGACCAATTTCCTTAAGACTATACCTCATAGATCTTGCAATTTGACAAAATATAAACCTTAATTCTGTCAAAGATCTAAATCTGCTAGAACTACTAAGCTCTTGTTTCTTACCATATATCACTGGTAGATATGGTGTAAAATAAGATTCTAATTGGCTCAATGTTAATGTTTTACTTTTGTCAACATTAGCTTTTTCTTTTATAATTACCACTGGATAATACCCAATTTGTTCGTGAAATGTTTGCAAAAACTCCTTTACAAGACGTTTTTCTAATTTTTTTTGATCTTCCTCAGTGCTCATAACTTTTTTAGGTTTGTTCTTGAAAATTTAGTATATTATATTGTGCAGAAGGGCATCAAATTTATGCCCTTTTTTTAAAATTTTGTATATTTTTTCTATAACTTTTATAAAATAGATTAGGAAATGAATCAAATTCATCCACCTAAGAACTCTGTAGCAAATGCTATAAAGATTTATTTGTTTCCATCTTTAGTGTCAGTACTTGCTATAATGATATGGCGAGATGTTACTGAACTAAGATCTGATGTTAAATCTTTGTTGGCTCAGTCTAATGTAGACAAAACTAGGATAGATAACCTTACAAATGATGTTAAGATGTTAGAAGAAGCTGTTTTTAACAAGAAAACTAGAGCACATAGTTCTGTTTATCTTCCTCAGCATGACCCCTACTTCAAACCTGAAGAGGAATATGATGTAAAAAAGTACCTTAAAACTATTTAATATGGCAATGGGAATATTTGAACAATTATCATGGTTGACAACTAGAGTTAAAAGAGTTTGTTGTGCTATAAAGGTGGGAGCTTTTCAAAGTCCTTCTCCTATAAATGTAGCTGACCTACTTCCTTTTCCTGATGGTTATACTATAACTGAAGGTGGTGTTTATCAATTTTATGGAGCGTCAACAACTGGTACAACAAATGTAGGATTTCAAGATCCTACATCAGCTGGTCAGATTATAATAGCTATGAACACTGGTACTGATAATATACAACCAGCTAACGCTCCAGGTAGTTCAAGACCATACTATTCTAGTGGTAGTGTTATACCAGATTTTATAGCACCTGGTGATACTTGGCAGTTTGTATCTGTAGATGGATCTATTTTAACTAACACTCCTAACTATGGATTTGTGTGGGTTGGGTATAAAGTTTATCCATATTTATAATGACTACTACTAAGAAACATATTAAACCAAAGAAAAAGAAAGTAATGAAGACTTCATTTACTGTGAAGTCTTACTGGGCTCCTACGCCTAAAAAAGCTAGGAAGATAGGAGATGCTCTACTTGGTATTTTTTCTGTTACTTCTATGTCAAGTATGATGATGGATTATAAGCCTATGGCAATTGTTTCTTTGATTATAGGTGTAATAGGTAAAATACTTACTAATTTCTTTTCTG